AAGAAAACCCAATAGGGAATTTTCCCTATTGGGTAAGCTGTTAGTGTTATTTTAAGTTCGATAAAGCCTCTTTCAAGTTACTAAGATATGTGTCATAGTAATTCTTGGACTTCTCATCCATCTGATCATAATGATCATTACCATGATTAACTCTATCTAAGATAATGATGTTTCTGATGAAGTAGTACATGAAGATATACTCATCATAATTCTCAGGCTTCATATTATTACAATAGATACAGAATGCCAAACATAGTTTCAACGCATCATTGAATTCGATACCATGAACATCCAGAATTCTTGGACAATCTGCGATATTGTTGATCGGATATTCTGTATTTCTGAATTTGTAATTGAAGTCATCGTAGATCTTATTAGGCTTCTCCATGTAGAACTTCTTAACTTTAATAGACTTACAAGCTTCTTTAAAGTCATTCAAAGTAAAAGATTCTTCAGAAGCCTTCTCGATAAGTTTAAACTTTTCTACAGCTTTCATATCATTAGCTTCAGTAGCCTTCTGAATAGCAGCATCTAAAGAAGCTTTACGATCTTCAAGTGTAGACATAAACATATCCGCAGTCTCTTTACCAAGATTATCTGTAGTTTCTCTGATATCTGTATAAAGCTTTGCAAACATCTCATCGATATCTACACCCATATTCTTAGCATTAAACTCTTTTGCAAGCTCATCTAAAGCAGCTTTTGCAGTAAAGTTCAAAATCTGTCGTGTTACAAGACTTCCATTTTGAGCAGCAGCCTTGGCAGCAAGCTTGTAAACTTCTCCCTTCATGGAAGATGGAAGTTTTTCATATGCACTGGTAATCTTCTTACCAGCATTAATATCCCGTACAATAGCTGTAAGCTTAGAGATATCTTCTAATTGACTAATAGCGCCAAACTCACCATCCTCCTGAAGAAGTGCTTTCATCTTTTCTTCAGCAGAACCTTCTCCACTAGAGAAAGATTCCCACATTTGATCAAGCTTAGCTTTATCTTCTTCAGGAGAAGCTTCTCCGATGATATTTGTTACACCGGTCTCTGCATTATATACAGTATTCATAACAACTGGCTTCTTCTCTTCTGTGTTATTTTCACCCATTGCAAATTCTCCTTTAAATCTTATTCAAACTGTGAACCATACTTCTGCAGAGACATTCTGATAGCAACAACAATGTCAGCAATGATATCTGTATTTCTAATCATTCTGTTGTAATAGTTATCTCTGAAGAAGTTTCCGTTATCTGTAACGATAAGCTTCAAGGTATTGGATTCCGTAGTATTCTCTCCTAATACATAATCAATGATATCATTAAGAGGAATATCAAATGTTCCCATACTGGAAAGAACGTACTCGATATTTGCATAGATATATGCAAGACTATCACTCTTGAAAATCTGTTTAGTATACTGAATGATATTGTCAGCCTCTCTATTGCTGGTCTTAATCTCTTTGAAGCCAGAAATGATATTATCTCTCTCTTTGATGATATACATAGAGAAGAATAAGATCATGTTATCAAAGAACTTTGACACAAAGAAGTCATACATATAGTATGCAGTATTGAACAGATCCATTCCAATCTCTTCCGGATTACTGGTACATGTCACGTTGTAAAATGCACAGATCTTATCAATGATATCTGTATAAACCGTACGGCTCGTATCATTAATCTCTTTACTATTTCCAGTGAATCCGTTCAAGAGATGGTTGAAGTTAATACCATATCCATAAACAATGTTCGGCAACTGCTGTTGCATTGTCGGAATGGACTGCAATGAGTTATCAATTACATCACTGATGTAATCATAGTTGAACTTGCTCAGGATATCCGCTAATTGGATATCTGGATTAACATTATTTTTTGCTGAATTATAGGCGAACGCTTCGCCAGTGTATCCCGTAGTAGTCATTCTTCTTCTCCTTATATAGTACTATTCTTCATCTTCGACAGTATTGTATTTAGCAATGTCTTCGATAGAAGCGTAAGATTCATCAGTTGTAGTTTCTGCAACATCCTCTCTTGGATGTAATTCCGGATCTGCATCAGGATCTTCATCTTGATCATCTCCTCCATATACAGTATCAAGAACTTCTTTAGCATCTTTCTCGATAGCTTCAGCTTCATTCATATTATCGGTAATACGTTTGAAATACTTATTTGGAAGCCTCTTCTCAATTGTTGGGTAGATTTCATCGAATCCTTCTCTGATAATTTCTGTCATCTCACCAGACATATCGGCGTAACAGAAAATGAGATTGATCTTTCTGTCATCTCGATCATCAACAGAATATAGAATCAAAAAGAAATCCAAATATTGCTCAAATAAAGCTGCCTTACAAGACTCTTTGAATAGATCTAAACTAGCAAGATCTAAGAATCTATCAATATCAGCCTTCTTTATAAATCTCGTAGCATAATCCATATGGTTAAGCTTCTCATTGTAGATTCTTACTTTCTGTTTGAGCTTTTCTCTGCGTATATCCGACAACTTTTTAGTCATCATTATGTATTGCGTCAACAGACCAATCGCCCATCCAAGCAGTATTCCGATACATATTTCGATTTCTGGTGAAATAGATCCTGGTTGTAAGTTTGTCATAAAAATTTCTCCTTCCGCTTGACAAAAAATATAGGTAATCACATTTATCAGTGTTCACTTTCAAATAATTGATATACTATGAAAGGAAAACTTAATTTGATTACTAATATTGTGCCTAATCAAGTAAAAGTGTATATTCATGAAACTACTACGAATAATAGTTTCATGAAAGTTCATCACTTTTTAAAAGCAAAGGGTATTAAGAATAATTCATTCTTCTTATCAATATATGATCCCGACTTAATCGGTGTCGATCCTAGGGATCCATCGTTAAATCAAGTGATGAAAATGAAGATACTTAGGGAGTGTATGGTAAACTACTGGTACTTCATTAGAGAGGTTGTAAGGCTACCAGCCGAAGGACAAGAGATTCCTTACAATCTAAGCCGTGGTAACTTAGCGATGAGCTATATGTTCGTATATAACATAAGCCAATTCGTGGAATTCCCTCGACAGCATGGTAAAACAATATCTGCACTGTGTTGGTATCTATGGGTATTCAACTTCGGTGGAAAAAATATAAAGATGCTATTTGCTCATAAGAAGCACTCTGGAGCAAAAGATAACTTGAAATCGTTAAAGAATATACGAGATCAGTTACCACCGTATCTACAGATGGATTCTGCTATAGACCAGATGACAGGTAAGCAGATAAAAGCTCCTAATACATTGGAGACTTTGCAGAACCCCATTAACAAGAATCTTATTGTAACTCTTCCTGGTGCTAGAACTCCTTCTCTGGCAGATGGAGCAGGTCGTGGTGCTACCATGGCGATACAATTCTTCGATGAGTTTGCTTTCTTACCATATAATGATATAGTATACGCTGCAGCAGCACCAGCCTTCTCTAAAGCTGCGAGTAATGCTAGTAAGTATAATGCACCATTCGGAATGTTGATCACTACTACACCCGGAGATTTGACTACAAGAGAAGGTGCATATGCTAATCGAATGAGGTTAAATGCTACAGAGTGGAATGAGAACTTCTATGATCTCTCTTATCAAGATCTAAAGAATCTTATAGATGCAAATGATAATTCTACATTCATGCATATTAAGTATACTTATAAGATGCTTGGATCTTCTGAAGAATACTTCAAAGAGATGGTTCGATTACTTGAAAAGAACTGGGTAAAGATCCGTAGAGAAGTTCTATTAGAGTGGTCAAGAGAATCTGATAACAACCCGTTTGATAAGGATGATCTTGAAATCATTTCTACCAATGTAAAGCAAGAGCCTTTATATACGTTATTCTTTGGAAAAGCTAACCAATTTCAGATGAGATTCTGGGATTCTATACCGCCAGGATCATTATATCCTCCTATTATCGGAGTCGACGTTTCTTCTGGTATCAATAAGGATAGCTCTGCTATAACAGTAATAGATTCTCAGACTACAAAAGTTATAGCTACATTCAAGAGTAACTTCATAACAATGCCAGAATTGGCAGATTTGATCTTCAAGTTTGTCTCGAACTATGCTAAGAATGCTATTGTAAATATAGAGAACAATGGTGGTTTTGGTTCTTCTGTATTGCAAATGCTTCTGAAGACTTCTATAAAGAAAAATCTTTACTATGAAATCAAAGATAGACCAACAGAAGAAGTTTATGATGGTATTAGAGTAAAGAGAAATCTTAAGAAGTGTAGAGTATATGGTTCGACATCATCTAAACCAAAGAGAGATAAACTGATAGAGCTACTTCATCAGAGAGTAAGACATCATAGAGATAAATTTGGTTCACATGAGATCTATGATGAGTTATGTACAATGGTTGTAAAACCAAATGGTAAGACAGAACATAATGACGATGCTCATGATGACTTAGTATTCTCTTACCTCTGGGCATTGTATGTATTCTATTATGGTGAAGATCTTGTAAATAGATTCCATCTATTAAAGACAGAGATTCAAACAGATGATAACTATAATGAGACATCTTATGAATTGGAAGAAGATCTAGAAGATGAAATCAAGTTAGATTCTATGCAGTTTGGTGGAGCATATGATACAGAATTTGCTCAATCTATTAATGATCAACTTGGTTATTTATCTTCTGGAA